ACTAACAGTAAAGTTTTTGTATCACCGGGAGTTTACACATCTGAAGTAGATTTGAGTTTTGTTGCTCAGAGTGTTGGTGTAACAACACTTGGAATAGTTGGGGAGACTCTTAAAGGTCCAGCATTTGAACCGATCTTTGTGAGAAACTTTGATGAATTTCAAACCTATTTTGGTGGAACTTCACCTGAAAAATTTGTGAACACACAAATTCCTAAATACGAAGCCGCTTACATCGCAAAAGCGTATTTACAACAATCAAATCAATTATTTGTAACAAGAATATTAGGATTATCTGGATATGATGCTGGTCCTTCTTGGTCAATATTAACTAAAGCGAACCTTGACCCATCAACACTTGATTTTTGGTGTTTGAGTGGTGCTACAACACCTGAAAGTCCTTGTGATCCAGTCTGTGTTGTTAAAAGACAAGAAACCTTTGCGGTTGATTTTAGTGCTTGTACTAATGGTAATGTTGTGTTAGGAATAAACGGAACATCATTCCCATCTGAGATTGTTAATTTATTAACTGTGAATTACGAACAGTTTGATGGTGGTGTATCAACATTACAAGATGATATTGACGGATTAGTTTTGGATATTATTACAGATGACAATCCTTATATGGCTGAAGATGAAAATATCAAATATTTTGGTTCAATCCCACAAGACGATTATAATTTCTTAACAGCAACCGGTTATACAGCATCAACAAATGTATTTGGTGTTGATAATGTATCATTTGAGGATTCTAACCCATCTTCTGGGTTAAACGACTCTTGGTACTACGCTTTGTTTGAGAACATCGGAAATTCACAATATTCAGGATTTTCTTTCTTTACAACAGTTACTGGTATTACGTGGACTAATCCGACAACCACAACTACAACAGTATCACCAACAACAACCACAACTACAACACTAAATCCTTGTGTTACACCAACACCTATTACCACAACAACAACAACGGCACCACTTGTTGTTGACTGTTATGTGGGAACACTTGTTGGAGTATTGTACTACTATACTGGTACATCATATACACAATATGATGATTTGGTTGTTTGTACATTAAGATCAAGAGGTCTTGCAACATATAGTAATGAAATAAATCCTGTTTATGAAGTAACCGGAACAACTGATGTTACTTATGATATGACTGGTGAATACCTTGGTGTTCTTAAAAATCCATTCTTACCATTCGGTATTACAGCGGTTAATAATGATGGGACTACTTTTGATTTTGAGGTGTCTTTAAATCAGTCAGACGCTAAGAATGTGGCTAAAGTATTTGGTAGAGGAAACTTTGACAAACCAAGAACTCAAGTTCCACTTATGGTTGAGGAATACTACAACACACTATTAACTTATGGGTGGAATAAAGGTTTCATTAGAGGTTTGAGTCCTGTTGTGGTTTCAGCTGAAGGAGCACAAGGAACAGATCCACAAACAATTGGTTGGTATTTGGATAGATTCCAATCACCGTCGACACCTTGGGTTGTTTCCGAATTAAGAGGTTCTAAAGTTTACAATCTATTTAAGTTCTACACAATTTCTGATGGTAATACAGCGAATACAGAAGTTAAAATATCTTTAGCAGATCTTTCATTTAATAATGAAACATTTACAGTATTAGTTAGAGATTATTTTGATACTGACGCTAATCCGGTTGTTCTTGAGAAATATACAAACTGTTCTATGAACCCAGGTGAAAACAATTATATCGCTAAGAAAATTGGTACATTAGATGGTGAGTACGAACTAAACTCTAAATACATTATGGTTGAGATGAATGAGGACGCACCAATTGATGCAATTCCTTGTGGTTTCGATGGTTATACTTTTAGAGAATATCCTGACGGAAGATCACCATTCCCAATATATAAGACTAAATATTTCTTACCAGGTGAACAAGTATTTAATCCTCCGTTTGGAACATCAACAGGAGCTGACGATGCTTTTGTAAGTGCTGGTGATAATATTAGAAAAACATATCTTGGTCTTGGTACTTATTGGGGTTATGATGTTGATTTCTTCCAGTATAAAGGAAAAGTTAAACCATTTGATCTGTGTAATGGTGAAGGAACTGAATGGAACTTTAGAACAAAAGGTTTCCATATGGACCAGTTTGCTAGTGGAATTACAATATCAAGTGGTTTTGCCTCAAGTGGAACACCTAAATTTGAGTGTGGTGCAACATCATTCTCATCTGAACCTGAAGATCCAGAAAATCCATACTACAGATTAAATTCAAGAAAATTCACAGTAATGGTTTATGGTGGATTTGATGGTTGGGATATTTACAGAGAATACAGAACAAATGCTGATAAATTTGCACTTGGTAGAACAGGATTCTTAAATGGTGCTTGTCCATCTATTAGATTCCCTAAAGGTAAAGGAAATGGATTGTTCAAACAAATTGCAATCGGAGACGGATCAATTGAGTTTGGAAATACAGATTACTACGCATATTTATTGGGTCAAAGAACATTTGCAAACCCAGAAGCTGTTAATATTAACGTATTTACAACCCCAGGTATTGACATTCAAAACAACTCTGACCTTGTTGAAAGAGCAATTGATATGGTTGAGAACGATAGAGCTGACTCACTTTATGTAGCAACTCTTCCAGATTACAATATGTTTGTTGCAACAACAACAGAAGGTGATAATCTAATTTATCCACAAGAAGCGGTTGATATTGTTGAGGAAACTGGAATTGACTCAAACTATACCGCAACTTATTATCCTTGGGTATTGACAAGAGATAGTGTTAATAATACACAGATCTATATACCAGCAACTGCTGAAGTTACAAGAAACTTAGCATTAACTGATAATATTGCGTTCCCTTGGTTTGCAGCAGCAGGTTATACTCGTGGTATTGTAAATGCGGTTAAAGCTCGTAAGAAGTTGACACAAGAAGATAGAGATGTACTTTATCTTGGTAGAGTAAACCCAATTGCAACATTCGCTGATGTGGGTACTGTGATTTGGGGTAACAAAACTCTACAAGTAAGAGAGTCCGCTCTTGATAGAATTAACGTAAGAAGATTGTTGTTACAAGCTCGTAAGTTGATTTCAGCGGTTTCTGTAAGACTATTATTTGATCAAAACGATCAACAAGTAAGACAGGACTTCTTGAACGCGGTAAACCCAATCTTGGATGCGATCAGAAGAGATAGAGGTTTATATGACTTTAGAGTAACAGTATCTAACGATACGGAAGATTTAGATAAGAACCAATTAGTTGGTAAGATCTACATCAAACCGACAAAATCTCTTGAGTTTATTGATATTACATTCTACATTACTCCAACCGGAGCGTCGTTTGAAAATATCTAAAAACGAATAAATTACAAGAATGGGGATCCTTTGGTCCCCATTTTTATTTTATACGATATTTATTATTATGAATTACAAAGTTTTAGTTAGAGAAATCATTAGTGAGATGGTAGAAAAGAAAAATCTACGACTATACGGATTTGATTGGGATGATAATATATTACAAATGCCCACAAAAATTTATTTAAAATCAAATACTGGGAATGTTGTAGGAATGTCCACCGAAGATTTTGCGGAGTATAGACACTTAATTGGAAAAGAAGATTTTGATTATGAAGGTGAAACGATAGTTGGGTATGACTCAAATCCTTATAGAGATTTTACTCATCCAGATACGTTTTTAGAAGATACAGCCGAGGCTATCGAAAAAAATAAAAAATCACCCAGTTTTAAGAAATTTAAAGAAAATCTAATTTATGCCAATCCGTTTTCAATAATTACAGCAAGAGGACATCACCCAAAAGTGATTAAAAGAGGTGTTAGAATGTTTATTAATATGGTTATGACACCAGAAGAAAGAAGAGAAATGGCAAAAAACATTAAGAACACTTTTGAACACGAGGAAATGTTTTCTGACAGATTTTTAAGTCAATTAGATGACTTAACACCAGGACAACTTATTGATCTATACTTGGACGAAAGAGGTGATTATTATCCCGTTTCGTCAGAGGAGTTTGGGGAAAAGTTTGGTTTAGAAACTTCCGGAGGAGCTTCAAATCCTGAACACGCAAAAAAGGTAGCGCTTCTTGATTTTATTTCAAAATATAATGATTTGATTAAAAGCGGAAAATATGTAAACACTTCATTAGGATTTTCAGATGATGATCCTAAAAATATTAAAGCAATGATAGAATATGTTAGAAATGAATTATCAAGAATGTATCCAGAAGTTAAATTTATTATTTATGATACATCAGAAGGAGGATATAATAAAATTCATATTGAAACTAATAAAGAAGAAGATGAAGAAGTTATGTTAGAATCTTTAATTAAAAGAACAATATTGAAAATTAAATCAAAGTAAATAGAAAAATTTTTCAAAACGACATATTTATCAAATAAAGAAAATAAACACAAAATTAAAAATAAAAAATTATGGCTGATTTACTAATGAAAATGCCAGTTCCGTATGAACCCAAAAGACAGAACAGGTTTATTTTAAGATTTCCTTCTAGTTTGGGTATAAACGAATGGTACGTTGAATCTGCTTCAAGACCATCAATTAAAATTAACTCTACGGAAATTCAGTTTCTAAACACTTCAACATATGTTGCTGGTAGATTTAACTGGGATGAAATTTCAGTTAAGTTTAGAGACCCAATTGGACCTTCAGCATCACAAGCCCTTATGGAGTGGGTACGTTTGTGCGCAGAATCTGTTACAGGACGTATGGGTTATGCCGCTGGTTACAAAAAGAATGTTGATCTTGAAATGCTTGACCCAACCGGAGTTGTTGTTGAAAAGTGGATTCTTGAAGGTACATTCCTTACAAGTGCGAACTTCGGTTCCTTGTCTTATTCGCAAGATGCAATTGCTGACATTACCTGCGGGTTAAGAATGGACCGTTGTATTTTGGTTTACTGATCAATTCTTAATATTTTTTTCAAACCTATATGTTTTATAACGTATAGGTTTTTTTATTTACAAAAAACACAAGTCAAGTATTTTTATAATAAAAAGTTATTATGGAAACAAATGTAAATGAATATGGTCAAATGAATTTTAATCTACCACACGATGTAGTAAAATTACCATCTGGTGGGATTTTTTATCAAAGTAAGAAAAAATCAGTTAAGGTTGGTTATTTAACTGCTGCCGATGAAAACATTCTTGTTAGTATGGATAGTAGGAAAACAATTAAAGAAACAATTGTTTTACCACTTTTAAGAAATAAAATTTATGAACCAGATCTAAGACCAGAAGATTTAACTGACGGTGATATTGAAGCAATTCTTATTTTCCTTAGAAATACATCTTTTGGTCCGGAATATACATTTAATTTAACAGATCCTGCAAATGGTAAAACTTTTGAAGAAAAGGTTCTATTAGAATCCCTCGATATTAAAAAAACCAAAGAAAAACCAGATGAAAATGGTTTCTTTTCGGTTACACTCCCTAAAAGTAATGTACAGGTTAAATTAAAACCATTGACGATGAGAGATAGTATGGAGATTGAAAAAATATTAGAATCATATCCAGCAGGAAGAATATCACCGATTATGACTTTGAGACTCAATAAAATGATTGTTGAGATAAACGGAAATCAAAGTAGAGAAGAAATCTCTAAATTTGTTGAGACTATGCCAATTATGGACTCAAAGTTTATTAGAAATTATATGTTTGAAAATGAACCAAGACTTGACCTAAACCGTGAAATTATAGCCCCGTCTGGAGAAAAGGTGAATGTTACTATCGCCTTTGGGGTGGAATTTTTTCGGCCTTTCTTCTAATTATAAAATCTACATTTTAGATGAATACATTTTTTTAGCAAGGATGTTAAGAATGTCTTATTCTGATTTTCTTAGGATACCAACTTATGAAAGAAAGTACATTATTGATAAGCTAATTGAGAGTAATCAAAAAAATAAAAGTTAGGTATTTATAAAATAAAAAATGTTTTTTGTTGATGAAGATAAAAGTGGTAGTGCTAAAGGTTCTGTTTTAAGTGAACAGGAACAAAAAGCACAAGCCGCATATAGAGCTAAAGTAAATGTTGGTACTGATATTGTTGACAATTTTCTTGGTAACACAATGGAAAATTGGCTCAAAGAGTTGGCAACTCAATTTAGTGTTACAGGTTTTGCGCAAAGAGCTCAAACCTTAGATGTTGAGGCCACAAAAATTAGAAATATTATTGGTTTAAATAAAGAAACTAATGATCAGTTCCAGGTCTCAATTGCAAAAAACGCATCTCTTTTTCGTGAATATGGTTATGATGTTGAAGACATTGGTGCAACTTATGAAAAAATATTTGGAAATTTAAATGCATCAGTAAGTGTTGCAGACGAAACCCTTTTAAATTTAAGAACAACCTCTCAAGTTACCGGTCAAGATATTGGTGAACTTGTAAATTCATTTAGAGGTGTTGGTGTTGGTATTTCAGACATTGGTGATAGAATGCTTGAAGTCGTAAATATTGCCAGAGAAGCCGGTGTTGCAACAAAAGCGGTTTCTGACGGTGTTGTAAAAAACCTCGATAAAATGAATATCTATAATTTCGAGGGTGGAACAAAAGGTCTTGCAAAAATGTCAGCCCAAGCAACCAAACTTGGAATAGATATGACTAAAATATTTGAAGTCGTTGACAAAGTATTTAATCCGGAGGGTGCAATAGAATTAGCCGCTGGACTACAAAGATTGGGTGTTCAGTCAAGTGCACTACTTGATCCTTTAAGATTAATGGATTTATCACAAAATGATCCTACAGAATTACAAAATCAAATTGTTGAAATGAGTAAAGACTTTGTTAGATTTAACAAAGAATTAAACCAATTTGAGATTATGCCTGGTGAAAAAAGAAGGATGAATGAGATTGGTAAAGCACTTGGTATGAATAATGGTGAGCTCCAAAAAATGGCACTGAACGCGGCCAATTTGGAGTACAAGATGAAACAAATCAAATTACCATCTGGAATCGCATCAAAAGAAGACAAAGAATTAATTGCAACACTAGCAACAATTAATAAAGAAGGTATTGCACAAGTTAAAGTTGAAAAACTTGACGCTGAAGGTAAAGGAATGGGTGAATATTTTATGAAAGCTGTAGACCAGTTAAACCCTAAAGATATTGAAAATTTAAGAAAACAACAAGAAATGCAAGGTAAATCTATGGAAGAAATTGCCCTTGAACAACTTGATGAAACTAAAATTTTGAGTAATAAAATAAGTCAGTTTTTAACTGCAACAGCATATGGTATCTCCGGCTCAAAATTATCCAGAGACGTTTATAAAGGAACTCTTGGTACCGTAAGAGCTGGAATAGATAAATTGGGCGAAGTCGGAAGTAATACACTTTTTGGTGGTGAGCCTATGGAAAAAGGAGAAACCTGGATGAAAAAATCCAATGAACTTTATGGAGAGTATGGACCAAAAGCGGTAGATATGATGGAAGAAATGTATGAAAAATCTAAATCATATATAACCGAAATGGTCCAATCGTTTTCCAGTATTCCAGGACTTGAAGAAATTGCAAATATTGATCTTACCAACATTGCAATGTCATTAACAACTTTGGGTGAAAAAGTTAAAGATGGGTTAAGTTATTTTGGTATTGGTGGATCTGAAACAGATTTGGGTTCCAATTTTACAGAAAAAACAGAGATTTTAAATAAAAGTGTATCAAATACTGTGAACCAATTAGGAAGCACCCCAGAACAGAAAATTGAGTTTGAACCATTGGAAATTAATGAAAATGTGAATGTAACAATAAAAGTTGATTTGGATCCTAACATAAAAAACCAAGCTTTAACACAATTAGCAACAGATGCGATCGAACAGTATTTCCACAGCGGTGAAAAAAGTGGTGTAAATAAAGTAAGGTTAAAAAATGCTTTAGATAATATTATGTCAGATATTTTAGTGGCAAGAAAAAATGTAAGTAATTTGGTTAGTGCACCTGGTAAACCTGTATAATAAATTCGATTATAAAAAATTAAATTAACTCTATTTATTAATAAAATAAATTAGATGTCAGAAACAACATTATCATTTAGTGCAAGTGCGTCATTTAGGAACAATTTAATGGGTAGAAATTTACCTCCTTATAATGTTCCTGGTGCGTATTCACCACCATCTGGTAATGTAAATTATGAGGCAACACCACTAAACGATAATTCTGTTATTGATTCACCAAATGATTTAATTGGTACTACAGTACAAGCAAATGAGCTTTATTCATTAAACGAATATGGACCTGAAGGTGGATATAACAATATAATCTCAACCGATGGAGCACCATTACCAGTAACCCCAAATCAAGGTGAATACGGTCAAGATGATGCACAAATAGATTTAATTAACGAATTTTTTATTGACACAGCGTATTTAAAAAATTCTTATGGACCTAGCGATGGTTATAAAAATTTAATAACAATTACGGATTTAGTCCCTAACAGTCAATTTTTTTTACCTTACTCAAATGATTCTGGATTCCCATTAGTATTTAATCCTTCGGTTTATACACCAATACAAATTTTATTGGAAAATGATCCACAAGGATCCAATGGATTATTATCACAAGATTCCGAATTGGCAAGAAGAGGAGCCTTAGCACTTAAAGAAGAATTTCAAAGAAGAATTGAATTTGAAACACAACAATTAGTTTCAAGTGTTTTCCAATTGGATCAATTACAAGATCCATTTGAAGCGTCTCTTGTTGCAACAGGACAACAACCACTTATAGGTAAAAACTGGAAAATTACAGTACCAGAAAATCCGGTTCTTGCCGCGGTCTCATTTGCTAATAGAATTACCGGAACATATTTTCCTGTATCACCAATCCCAGGTGATTACTTTGACGAAACAACTGGAGTATTATCACCACAAACTGAAAACGCTTTAAATACCGCAAATAATTTAACTCTTGGTCTTTTAGGTCCAATACTTAATAAGTATAGAAATCCTTCGGAAATATTTGTTGCAAACACTGGGTACGGTCAAAAGTCAGTACTATTCAAAAGTTTAGAATATAACATTTATAGACCAAGTTATAATAAAGGGTTATTATTAGGAGCAACAAGTGCCATTTCAAATTTACTTGGACTTAACGAACCACAAGGTGGTGGCGGATACTATGTTGGTAGTGATCAGGCCGAACCATCAACGATAAACAGTCCAGCAAATGAAATACCGGTAGATAGATTTGGAAAACAACAACCAAGTCCGGTATATGGACCATCAGATTTAGCTAAACTTTTTGAAGGTAATGATCAAAAAATTAAATTTGGCCTTGTAGGTAAGTCGTATTCAAATCAAGGAGGAATTATTGGTCAATTTGCTTGGTTGTCACCAAAATATAAAGACAATCTTGGATTTAAAGTAAAACCAGGTGGGGACCCAGTACAACCACAAGACGAGGAATTTGATGCGGTTAAAAACGAATTTAATCAAGATACACAATCAACAGACTTTGAGTTTAAAGGTGGATCCATTTTAGATAATACCCAAAGATTAATTAATTCCGCAGACAATGTAACCGGTGCCAGAAGATTACAACACGTTGGAAACGCAATAAACCAAGTTTCCAAAGTGTTTAATGATGGATATAAAGAACTAACAAAAGGTTCACAAGTAATTGCGTATTACGATAGTGCAACTGGAGACAATACAATTTCAATTGACGGAACAGAAGTGGGAGCTGAATACTGTAGAGTATTCCAAAAAGACACACCGTACTTAACATATGGTGACTTACAAAAAACCGATGGTATTACAACAGCAGGAAGGAAATTTTCTTATTCAGTTTTAGACAATACTTACAACTTAAATATTGCACCGTTGAGGGGGGACGAATCAACAAATATGATGAAAGACGGTAATAGAAAAAAAGTTAAAAAGTATATGTTTTCATTAGAAAACTTAGCTTGGAGAACATCAAGTGAACCTGGTTTTACTTATGATGATTTACCGGATTGTGAAAGAGGTCCTAATGGTGGTAGAATTATGTGGTTTCCACCATATAATTTATCATTTAGTGATTCATCAACCGCTAGCTGGAACCCAACATCATTTCTTGGAAGACCCGAGCCAATTTATACATATAAAAACACAACAAGATCAGGACAATTAGGTTGGACGATTGTTGTTGATTCACCAGCAATGATGAATACAATTGTTGAAAAACAATTAAAAAATATGTCACCAGAACAGGTTGACTCAATTATGGATTCGTTCTTTGCTGGATGTATTAAATATGATATTTATGATTTGGC